TATCCCAAATATGGATAAACAGAAAGTACAGATGTCATTAATAAGCGGATTCATATTTAACTCATATAATTTGCAATAGCACTTTCAATTTTTTCTATAACAAAATCTTCATCATAAAGTTTTTGAGCATATTCCTCATCTGTTATAGAAACACTTTCATTAAAAAGACTCTCTATCAATAACGAATACTTTTCCCTAGCTCTTTGGTAATCTTTTTTTATTATTTGACTTACTTTGTACTCCTTCTTCCCCGCGAAGATATTAAAAATTTTCCTTTTTATCGTAACATCCTCATCGTTATTTAGCATTTCTACGATCTTGGAAGTTGGCAAATTCCTTAAGTCAAATTGTTTTTTACTCAGTATTGTTCCTTTTACAATATAATCCTTAAATTCCGCATCATACTGATTGTTTACATATTCAACAGTTTGAAAATTTGCTGTTATATTACTTATAATTGGAATCTCTTTTAACTCTTCTACAAAATCATTCCGTTTCAGATTACTTATTTTTATACACAAAACTCTCTTGATCATTTCTTTAGCCATTCTTATGAACTCCTGGCTATCTTTATTGGGATCGTCATAAACAAAAACATTCCAATGGCGTTTGTATTTTGTTCTGCCTTTAGTTATCAACGGATACATTACAATATAATGATGATCACTACCGATTTTAACTTCTTTAGTTACTGGAATCTTTTCTGATGTTTCTATGTAACCATCCCCCATATTAGTCTTATGCGCGCTCATCTTAATAAGAACAGTGGGACTTCCATGCATTTCTTTCCTCGTAGCAGTTATTTTAACGATCTCGCTTGTGTAATTTTTACCACTATTTTCCAATATAATCTTATTATTGTTAGAACAATTGAAATCGTTAATTTTTTTACAAGCTTGCCTAACCATTTCTTCTCTATCAATACTAAAAAGATTAATCTCTTCTTCCTCTATTTTAGTTCTAAAGACAGGAACTTTTATGATTCTAGAATTCAATCCTTTCATTACGTGTTTTTTAGATTATTAAATTAACTATTTTGCCGACATACACATAAGTACTCGATATACGCCGTACACCTCTGACAAAGGAACGTCAAAGTCCGAAAATTTCGGGTCCGGGTTAACCGAATGGCATTTCACATAACCTTCCTTACCCTTGCATTCATGGAGTTCCTTTACTATAACCCCATTTGCAGTGTCCAAAACGTATGTTTTACCCCAGTCTATAAAGATATTGGGGTTTATCTTCTTTATCAAAATACGGGAACCTGAGGGGTATTCAGGTGCCATACTATCTCCATATACTGTAATGGCAAAGTCTACATCTTCAATGGGTGAAATTATAGCCTCACAATTTTGGAGCATTGCGCCTGGAGTCGCAAAACCCGTAAGCGTTCCTCCCATAGCTGACATGGGAAGAAGATATGTGGTGAAACCATTTCCTTCATTTAGTTCTTTCCTACCATAATGGGATGTAGGCTCTTGTACTTTATTTGAAATAGATTCTGCATCTTGACCATAAGACAACATTTCTCCTTGACCTGTTAAAAGCCAATTCACATCTAATTCCGGGAACGATTTAGATATTTTATCTATCGTTGAACGTCTTGTATTATCACCCATCTTCGAAACTGCTGCATTACTTAGTCCAACTATCTTTTCAAACATCTGTACTGGTAAACCTTTATACTCAATAAAGTATAATAACCGCTCCTTTAGACCTTTCATATATTCGAGTTAATTAGAGTTAATATCTAAATATAATTAGATTTATTGTTTGATAAATTAGATATTAAATCTATCTTTGCAACATCAAACAATAAACAACAGCACAAAGGAACGAAAAATAGTTCGGAAGTGCAAAAATATTGACTAACTAAAAAGAGGTAAGACAATGAAAAGATTCGATTTACGACAGATTATGAGAGATGCCCACAGAACTTACAAGTATGTAGGCAAGAAACAAGGCAAGACCTTCGGTGAAGTTCTGAAATCAACATGGAAACTGGCAAAACTGAATGTTACAATGCAGGAAGAGCTGGCAAGACAACAGGAAGAAAGAAACAACAAAGTGTTCACTCCGGTCAAAGCAGAAAAAGTCACTTTCAAAGCCGAATGGTCAGACTGCTACAACTCCAACAGCCGTGGATATTTAGGCTCCCAGTACTGCGGAGATTAATAAGGACATTAATCAGGATTATCCTGTCCGGTCTCGATACCGGAAACAATCCGTAAAAGGTATGGCAGGAACTACATGGAGTGATTGCCCTTAGCAATCCGTTCCAGAAAGCGATACTGGCGCTTACCCTCAATCCCAGCATAGAGGACGCGAGAACTAACGGTCGAAGCAAGCAGCCTGTAACAAGGTCGATGCAAGCAGCCGGGCGAAGTAAGGGCAATCATGCCCCGAACGGTTATGCAGTGAAGAACAGTAGCTGACAACTCCGGTGGGAAGACCAGAGAGAGGTTATCGGGGCACAAACTAATAATATCTACTTATGAGAAACCTAATTAGATTAAACAAAGAAATCAACCTTTCGATAATGCCGAAAGGCTGGAAGGGCGGAAAGGAAAATCAAATTTCATGTCTGACTCTTTACATGACAAAAGAAGAAAGAGAAAAAATCATGTTAAAATTCTCTTTATACCGCAACAAAGCCTACAGAGTTGAAATAATGTGCTACCTATTATCTAATTACATCGCTCATATATGCGGAAAACCTTGTGAAAGTATTGCAATGAAAGTCTGGAAATATGGTAAAGAATACAATACCCCTAATAAGTATGTATATTATTCTATCGGGGCAATACCTGTAGACTTGAAAAACGCCGTTGCCCTCAACATGAGCAAGAGTGGTTATCGGTTCAGAAACGAAATATATTACCATGCAGTCACAGCTTTCTATAATGCTCCTGACAGACTGTTGGACAGAATGTGCAAAAGGATAGCATATATGAAAAATCCCAAAGCAAAATATGGCAGATCCGTTAGGTTACAAACTGTTATCCCGGAAGAAATATACCAAATGATAAATAGTTACGCGATCCAAAACGGTATGAATGTATGTGATTTGATAAGGATTGCGCTGAGAGCGTCTTGTGTTTCGAAAAAAGAAAGAGCTTTGGACGACTCCATGATAGGAAAAGTGTTCAGCCTTTATAGACTGATAAAACAACCAGCATATCCTTTTACGGCAAATCCTAACAACAGGGCATTATTAGTTGAGATCAAAGGTGAAAGAGAGATGTACTATCTAATGAAACTCATGAAGCGTAGAAGGATATCCAATGCGGAAATGTTGAGGAAAGCAATTAGAGCACTGGATGATGTAATAAGTCACAAAGACAAGATTAAAAGGAACGTGACAATAGAGCCCCAATCCTATGATGAAAATGAAGAGGATTATTGGTATGATAAAATAGCAAAGAATGATTTTGCAAGATCTATATACTTATAAATGAAAACAATGATTTCCATCTGTGGAGCATCCTTTCTAGTGCTCCTTCTTACCATGCAGAACATGGACGCATGGTTTTGGGTGGCGGCAGCATCATTCACCGCCACACTACTAGTGATAAGCAACGAACTTGACAATATTGAAAATCAAAAAAAATAAAGCTATGACAACAGTAGAAGAATTACAAAGCATGACACACGAAGACCTTGTAAGACGTGTACAAGAACTGGAACAAGACCTTAAAGAAGTCAAGGAACAGAGCGACATGTGGTTCGATTCGTTCACCCGCCTACAGGCACGACACGAAAGCAGCATTAATGCTCTAGACAACATTGTTAAACTCGCTAAATTGAAGTAATATGGTAAAAGTAACAGAAAATTGGGCGGCCACATTGAGAGCGATGAAGGTAGGTGATATCGTTGTGTTCCCTGTGCGTGCGATATCTTCCGTCAACACAACCATTTCCAGACTAAGATTGGAGATGTGTGTAGAAAATGCCGATTGGAAACGAACAGGAGAGGTTGACCGCAAGCGCGGAGAGTTCAAAATCCAGCGTGTGTCATGATTACGCTATCAGAGCGCGAGCATCTTGTCGCCGAACAATATTGCAAGGGTTTGGCCGACAAGGAAGTAGCCGACAGTCTGCAACGCTCGGAATGGACCATCAAAGCACAGAAGCGGGATATATACAAAAAGCTGGGTATTTCCAAAGATACCGAGCTTGTATTATACATGTTCTGTGAGCGCATGAAGATCAACTTCGATATAAAAGAGATACGTAAACACGGGCTTGAGCTATTCTTCTCCATCCTGTTCCTTGTCATTGCCGCATTGGATTTTCATCCCGACATGAGACAATGCAGCAGAGCAAAGACAAGAACCACCCAAGTATCAAGAACAAGACGAACAAAAACAGATTCAGATTATGAACTATACAGTTAACAACCAACTACGGACATCCATCTTATTTGATGGAACGGCAGAAGCACGGCTAGCAGACATCCTAGCCATCATGGACACTCATACATTCGGTAAAAGAGAAGCGGCCAAAATAGTTGGAGGCATAGGAAGGCTTATCAGACTGATCGAAGAAAACAAAATACGTTCCGACAAGCCTACATGCGCACAAAACGGGAAATGGTTCTGCAATGCCAGTGATGTCCTGCGTTATGCACAGGTCAAAATGCCAAGGAAGCCTAGAAAATTAAAAAAGAAAGTGGCATAAGCCACACGGGTAATTAGCTTAATGGAAAAGCGGTATTCACTTTTTTCTTTACGTTCAGACGGTTTGTGATTGTTTTCAGTAGGAATACAGATACAGGTTCGAATCCTGTATTACCCACACCCAAAGAGAGGGAGCCGTACACCCTTTAAACGTAGCCATGTTAGAGACTTCAAGGCAGTGAAGCAGAGAGCAATTTGTTAGATAATAATTTAACCCAAAGCCGCTGGAAAGGACAGCGTGAGGTGAGAGCCCTCTTTATATGTTATATTCTATATCCTTATTTATCCCGGTGTGTCCTGGCCGACTATCCGGGAACTATTTTTTTTAACTCATTTATTAACCACTAAAAATTATTGATTATGGGACTTATCAAAAAACCTAACGAACTGACAGTTAAGAATGCCCTGTCGGCATTAATCTACGGACAACCTGGTATGGGAAAGACCACACTGGCGTTAAGCTCTCCCCAGCCACTACTCCTGGACTTTGACGGTGGCGTTCACCGTGTGAATGCAGCCCACCGTGTAGACACCGTACAAATTTCCAAATGGGAAGAGGTGGATGAAGTTCTTACGAGCGGAGAAATTGCCGAATACAAGACCATCGTTATTGATACGGCAGGAAAAATGTTATCCTTCATGGATAAATATATAATGAAAAACAATCCCAAAATGAAGAAAGCGGATGGCACACTGTCCCTGCAAGGATATGGAGTACGAAAGAATATGTTCATCAACTTCGTAAACCAAGTCACACTAATGGGTAAATCAGTAATATTCGTAGCCCATGAACGCGAGGAAAAGAACGGAGAGGACAAACAGATACGCCCGGAAATCGGAGGTTCTTCTGCCGGTGACCTGATTAAAGAGCTTGATCTTGTAGGCTATATGGAAGCCATAGGTAAGGACAGAACCATCTCTTTTGATCCGTGCGAGAAATTCTACGGTAAGAATACCTGCAATCTTCCGGCACGCATAAAGATACCAGTTATCATTAATGCAGAAGGTACAATCACCGGACCGAACGACTTTATGACAAAGATTGTAAACACTTATCAGACCTATCAGGAAAAACAGGCAGAACTGTCCTCCGAATATGAAGGTCTTATGGAAGTTATCAAGGAACAGATAGCCATGGTAGCGGATGCGGACACGGCCAACGAAGTGAAACAATCACTGGAGAGCCTGCAGCATATCTTCGACAGCAAATTACAAGCAGGTATGCTACTGAATAAAAGATGCAAGGAATTAGGGTTGAAATTCGACAAAGTAAAAAAAATATATGAAGCAGCCTAGTTATAGAATCTATCCCTCATTACTTGACAAATTCGACAAGTATCTGAGAGCTGATGAAAAAGTGGAAAACTTCTGGAACATTGATAATGAAACCGGAGAGTATAAACGCTCTCCGGAAGAAATCGAAGAGAGCCTGAAACAAGACCTTCTGGATGCTATCAACCGTGTACCGTTTGAGAGTGAAGCAGCCGACAAGGGAACAGCCTTCAATGCTATCATTGACTGCTATGTCCATTGCGAAAATCACGTGCCGACAGAGCGTTCCCCCTACTCCATCATTGGCGATAAGGAAACCAATACTATACAAGTAGCTTTCCCCGCAACGGATATCGCACCTGCACGGCATTTCCTTTTCGACAGACAATGGTGTATAGAACAGGCAGAGTATTTCAAAGGCTCATTAAGTCAGGTCTATGTATCCGCCATTCTTCCTACCCAGTACGGAAATGTGGAGTTATACGGATTTATCGACGAACTCCGAAAGAATGTTGTTTATGACATAAAATCCACATCTAAATACGAGTTCGGCAAATACGCCCACGGGTGGCAGCGCCATGTCTACCCTTATTGCCTAATTGCTTCCGGTCAGATGGAAAACATAAAGGCATTTGAGTTTACGGCTTATGCGCTGAAAGGCGGTACCAGCCGCACACCGCTTATCAGTGGTACGCAATATCCGGAATATTATACTTACAATCACGAACAGACAGTGAAACTGCTCACGGCACACGTAGAACATTTCATAGAGTTTTTGGAAGCTAATAGAGAATCTATCACGGACAAGAAGATTTTCGGACTGGAATAATGGCACAAGAAGCTATCCTTATAAAAGAAAAAGGTGTGGTAACACTGAACAAGTCCTTTGATTTCATGTGCTCGCAGCTCCGTAACGGTCGTTACAGGTTAATTATCGAACGTTACACAGAGCCGCGCACATTAAGTCAAAACGCCCTGATGTGGCTTTGGTTTACCTGTATCGAACAGGAAACAGGAACGGACAAACAGGACGTACACGATTATTACTGCAACCTATATCTACGAAGGACAACCATTATCAAAGGAAAAGAAACGGTCATAGCCGGAAGCACATCGAAACTGAACACACTGCAAATGACGGACTTTTTGAATAAGGTCAAAGCAGATGCAGCCACGGAACTGGGAATAACACTTCCCCTTCCGGAAGACCGTTATTATAACGAATTTGTCAACGAATATAAATATAGAAGATAATGAAGATCATAAAAGCTAAAATCACCAAGGACAGTACCTTGGTGGCCACCTACAAGGATGAGAATGGTACAACCACCGTAGAAGGCAAGAACCTGGTAACATCAGACCTTATCAATGCGTTCAGCAAGCTGAATCCCCACGCCGCTTTGCTTACAGAACAGAAAGAAGTGGACGGTATAGAATCAGTAGATGAAGTGCCTGATATCATAGGACAGGTGCTTGACGTTACAGGATATTCCATTGGCGGAGATGGAGATAATGAAGGGGTTACTCTGGTAGCCAAACGTTTTCTCAAAACAGGAAAAGTTCTGAACCTATGCGCTCCGTTCACCATGTTCAATAATGAGAATGAATCGTATATCAATGCCTTCGAGTTGGAGCAGGAAATCCAATCCTGTGAGTTCGAAGTCAAAGAGTATCTGTTCAACAAAAAATGGCGAATTGTACAACAGGAACTTCCGTTTGAGGAAGACACGGCGAACGCAGACGTACAACCGGACGCCATTCCAGAAGCCGGTACAGACTTCAATCAAGAGGTTGCGGAATTCCAGCAGGCTATGAATGATGCAGGGGTTGACATAATAATGAACGGAAAGAAAATTAAATCACGTAAACCACGTAAAGTCAAACAACTTGCATCATGATACCGCCGTCCCCATTTTGCGTAACTACTACCCCCAACTGCTTCAAACTAGCCTTCCCATATCATCCAAGATTAGTGGAGCTGGTCAAACGGATTCCAAGTGTAAAACAGAATATCCGGGCAGCCTATATCGCTGACGAAAAAGCTTGGAAGGTTTCTCTACAAGATAAGGAATACGTGAGGATGATGGCAGATTGGGCGGTACAGACAAGGATATGCAGCCGGGTACAGCACAAAGTGACAACAAGAGAGTATAATGACTATACTATTCCCGACCTTCCAAAACTTACGGTTCCACACGGATTGCTGTTAGAACCGTACGAATATCAGAAAGAAGGCATCGCTTATGCGCTACAGCACAAGCGGTGCATATTCGGGGACCAACCGGGACTGGGAAAGACATTACAGGCAATAGGCACGGTTACGATAGCAAAAGCGTATCCGTGCCTTGTCATTTGTCCGGCCGCATTGAAAATAAACTGGCAACGTGAATTTAAGAAATTTGCCGGAAAAAATGCCATGATTCTGGATGATCGCAATAAAGCCAGTTGGCACCGTTTCTTTGAGACTAAATGCTGCAACATATTCATAACAAATTATGAATCACTGAAAAAGTTTTTTGTACTTAAAGTAAAGGAGGATGCACGGTTTACCATGAAATCCATTGAGTTTGACCCGCGAATATCGTTATTCAAATCCGTAGTCATTGACGAATCACACAAGTGCAAATCCACCAAGACCCAGCAATCCAAGTTCGTAGAAGGAATATGTAAAGGCAAAGAATATATCTTGGAACTGACGGGAACCCCAGTAGTGAACAACAATACAGACCTTATACAACAACTCAAGATAATGGGACGATTAGAGGATTTCGGAGGATACAAGTATTTCGTAGAGAGGTTCTGCGATGGACCTAAACAGTCAAGCAATGTGAAAGAACTGAACTGGAGGTTATCATCGACCTGCTTCTTCCGGCGCGAAAAGGCCAAGGTACTCACTCAGTTGCCGGACAAGTCACGCCAATATATAGAGGTGGACATATCCAATCGCAAAGAATACGACAAAGCGGAAGCCGACCTGATACAGTATCTCCGAACTTACAAGAATGCGGACGATGAAAAGGTGGCCAAGGCATTAAGAGGCGAAGTAATGGTGAAAATGGGAATATTGAAAGCCATATCAGCCAGGGGAAAAATCAAAGTCTTTTCCGAATTCATCCATGACGTGATTGACGGAGGTGAGAAACTGATAGTCTTTGCTTACCTGAAAGAAGTAGTACAGGAATTAAAGAAGATATTCCCTGAAGCTGTCACCGTTACAGGCGAAGACAATGCTACTCAAAAACAGACAGCGGTAGACCGCTTCCAAAACGACCCTTCTTGCAAGCTGATCATCCTTAACTACAAATCAGGAGGTACAGGTCTTACATTGACAGCTTCCAGCCGTGTGGCGTTTATCGAGTTCCCATGGACTTTCTCCGATTGTGAGCAGGCAGAAGACCGAGCACATCGGAACGGACAGAAGAACAACGTAAACTGTTACTACTATCTTGGAAAGGATACTATCGACAAATATATGTATGATGTCATTCAGACCAAAAAAGGAATAGCCAACGGAGTGACAGGGACGGATGATGTGGTTAAGGAGAATGTGGTAGATATGGCAATGAACCTATTCAACGGAAGAATATGAGAAAACAGACAACACCATTATCAGAAAGCCAAATACAACATGATTGTTTGGTATGGTTCCGATTACAATATCCCAAACTGGCTCGTATGCTTTTTGCAGTGCCCAACGGTGGCAAACGTGATGCCAAGACAGGAGCACGGATGAAGTATGAAGGAGCAGTGAGAGGTGTGGCAGACTTGATTTTGCTCATACCCAAAAAGGGATGGGCCTCCCTCTGCATAGAGATGAAGACACCGAAGGGTACACAGAGCGAGCACCAACGAACGTGGCAGACAGAAGCAGAGAGATACCAAAACAAGTATGTTATCTGCCATTCACTACAGGAGTTTATAAACGAAGTAAATTCTTACCTACAATGACTTATATAGATTACGTAAACCAATTTTGGAAGACACATCAGAGTGTAGCATTTTCCTCGAACGAAGTTTATTTGTACTTCTTCCTTTTGAACGAGTGCAATAGTCGGGGTTGGGAGAATCCGTTTGAGTGTCCCAACAGACGAATCGTCCTCGCAACCGGTATATCAGAACCAACCGTAATTGAAGTCAGGAACAGATTACAGCAAAAAGGTTTACTACAGTTTGAGTCAGGTAAGAAAAATGCGAAATCGCCCGTTTATTACTTAAATGATTTAAGTAAACCCTTAAGTAATGACTTAAGTAAACCTTTAAGTAAAAAGGCTAACATTAATATAAGACTTAAGAGTAAAGATAATAATAACTCTAGCGAGTTATTTAAGCCCGAGCAGGAAAAACCTAAAAAGAAGCCTTCAAAACCAAAAACCGAATTTATAGCCCCTACCCTGGAACAGGTGAAAGATTACTTCCGTGACAAGCTCCCGGACTGGGAGCAGCAGGCAGAGATATTCTTCTACCACTTCGATGCGCTAAGCTGGAAAAACACCAACGGGGCTAAAATTGAACGATGGGACAGCCGGGCTAACCTTTGGATAATCGAAAAAAGACTTCAAAATGGAAACAAGCCTACAAAAACAGATCACTGTGATAATGTCCCCAGGACAGATATCTCAATCCAGGAAAAAGCCGGAGACACTGACACCGCTCCAGCAGACCTTGAGAAATGGATCAACAGCCTCCCAATTGGTTGACAACTGGTCCGGCACGCAAGCCCAGCTGAATTGTAACCTGACATTAGCACAAGCAATCAGGATTGAGGGTATTCCCACCCTTGCGGACATCAATGTTGTCTTCGACAACGCCACATCAGTCAGGATTATCACAGAGCACCTGCAATCAATCCTCCGATACGCAAGCATTGATATCGCACCTCAACAACTGGCCGAAACGGCGCTAAGCATATTGGCCAGCTATTATTTTCTCAATCTGGCCGAGCTTTGCATATTCTTCACACAACTTAAAAACGGAAGCCGTGGACAGTTCGTCTGGGGAAACAGGATAAACAACCAGTCCATTATGGTAGCCCTATCGGACTTTTGCAGGGATAGAAGAGACGAGCACGTCAAACTGTCCAATGAAACCGCCATGAAACAATCCCAAAAAGGTTTCACCCGGATAGAAGATGCAGCGTGCGCCATGATTGAGGGAGTAAAAAACATTCAGGAGCTCAAAAAAAAGGCTAAAAACGATTTCAGCGCCTTCACAGAACTTTTTCCTAACGTTCCCAACAACCATACTGCCTACACCTATTGGAAGGCATACGGGGGAAATGAGAATGCAATACGGGCTATATACGGAGATAATGCACCACCTCCCAATATAGCAAGCGACGATATAGGAAAATTCTTATGCGAGTATAACATCAGAATCAATCACAAATAAATATTATCAACCACTTCAAAATTAAGTAACCATGGCAAGTAATGAAAGTTTCAAACAGGCAATCAAAGCCTATCTGGACAAACGGGCGGAAGAAGATTCACTGTTCGCCCCCAAATATGCGAATGAGAAGAAAAGCATTGATGAATGCTGTAGTTATATCATGGGTGAAGCCAGGAAGCGTGGTAACGCCGTAGCGATTTCAGACGAGGAGGTCTACGGGATGGCGGTGCACTACTATGATGAGGACGATATCAAAATAAACCGGCTGCCTGCCGGAGAGAAAACGTCCGTATCATCCTCCGCCAAACCTGTGGAACTCACCGAAGAAGATGAGAAAGCGGCACGTGACAAAGCAATCGCACGGCTGGCGGAAGAACAATACCAGACACTCAGGAAGAAAAACGTCCGAAAGAAAGCGGATGATAATGTCCAACAAATGAGTTTGTTCTAGCCATGAAACCGAGAACGAAATTACAATTTAGGGTAGTTGGTTTGAGTAGCCAGCTACCCGATATAAAAAGTATGATGACTGAGTGGGCTAATAATGGTTGTCTGAACCATATAGGATATGCTACCAAGTCCCGTGTCGTATGTATGGAGTGTGGAGAACGTTTTTCTACAGAACTTGTAAATCGCAAGCGTGCCGTTTGTCCTCATTGCGGTGCATCCTTAAAAATAGAATGGTCGAGGAAACGTACTAATAAGCAGTTTATAAGTATAGGAAAGGCGGATATATATGAAGAGTTCCAGGTTATCCGATGCTTTGAACTATATGCTTATTATCGTGAAGGCAGGGAACCTCATTATTTTATTCGGGAAGTGCTTCAACATTGGATTAAAGACGATGGAAAACGGGAAGTGATGGCTCTTGCAAGAAATACAGGCTGTAGTGGTTGGTGTGGAAATCTTGAAATTCGTAACAAGACTGTAGGATCGTATTATAGTATCGGAGATAATGATGTTTACTGTGATAAATACCATCCGGATTCTGTATTCAAACCGCAATACACAAGGATGGGAATAGATTACAGACTTCATGGACTGTCATTTCTTGATGCAATTAATGCCATTCCTGTTAATCCTAAACTCGAAACGCTTCTTAAAGCAAAGCGGTATGATTTATTGAGTCATTGGTACAGGCTTCGTTATAAAGTGAGCAGCTATTGGCCTTCTATAAAAATCTGTCTTCGGAACAAGTATAAGATAAAGGATGCTTCGATGTGGTTTGATTATTTGGACTTGCTGGCACGTTATCATAAAGACCTGCATAACGCTTACTATGTTTGCCCTACGAATCTGAAAAGAGCCCATGACTTATATGTGGCAAAGAAAAAGCGTGATGATGAAAAGGCACGCAAGGCACGTGATATGCAGCGTTTGCTTGAACTTAAGAAATATGCCGAAGACTACATTAAGGAGAAATCGAAATTCTTTGATTTGAAACTGTCGGATGGTAAGATAGTGGTGATACCGTTGAAGAGCCTTGAGGAATTTAAGAAAGAAGGAGAAATTATGCACCATTGTGTCTTCTCAAATGAATATTTCAAGAAGAAGGATTCTCTTATCCTTTCTGCCCGGATAGGCAAGAAGCATATTGAAACGGTTGAAGTTAATTTAAAGACATTCAGTATCGTCCAATCTCGTGGTGTCTGCAATAAAGACACAGAATACCATGATAGCATAGTAAAGCTGGTGAATAATAATATGAATTTGATACAGAAGTGCCTAAAGAAGGTTGCATAATTAGATAGTGTAATAATGCCAAGAATTAGAACTATAGTTCCGGAATTTTGGGAAGATGAAAGATTTTCGAATGTATCTCTTCCTGCTTGGCTGCTTTATATCGGCATGAAGAACTTTGCTGATGATAGCGGCGTCATTCTTGCGAATGAGGTTATCATTAAGTCGAAAGTTTTTCCTGCCCGCGAAGACATTCGTAAGCAGCAGGTTTCTGGGTGGCTGAAAGAGCTGATTGAGAACTCCGTCCTTGTACCTTTTACATACGAGAACAAAAGCTACTACGTGATGGACTTTTCCAGCGAACGCATCGACAAACCGCAAAAGTCAAAAATTCCAGAAGAAGTTATAGAAAAGGCTCTTCTTTCCGCCCAAACAGGAAATTCGGGAACATTCGAGAATATTCCCGAAGAATCGGGAACGGTAGAGAATGTTCCTGCTGGAAAGGATAGGAAAGGAAAGGAGAGTAA